ATTCTTAATATTTGCTATGTAACTTTCTTGGTTACTTTCTTCTTCTCTTCACAAAAAAACGTTGTATGATTTTTCATACAACGCTTAATTTTTTACTTCGTATTTTTCTTTTGTTTCCTTTAATGTCTCTTGTGTGTAATTTATTGCTGTCTGTGCGATAGATTCCGTTAACAGTTGCGAAAAATTTATCCCTACTCTATTTCCCAAATTATTGGCCCAACTTGGGATCGTTAGCGTCTTTTTTACTGGTTTCATGTCTTTAAAATATTCTTCTATATCAACTAAAACCATAGTTACAAATTCATCAGGTTTATGACTTATACTATTTAATTCGCTCGCTTTAGGCAATGTCTCATTATTTTCAATATAATCAGCTAACACCATACCTAAAACTTCTTCAGCCATCAATAAACCATAGGCTATATCATTTTCATTTATACCTGTATACGCTCCTTGAACATCTGGAAATTCAATAAAGTATCCTCCACCCTCTTCTGGATGAAAAATAGCAGGATAAGCGACTTTCAAAGATGTTTGTAATGACATGATGTTCCCTCCTTCTCTTGAAAGACGAGGGCTATTTTTTTAGCCCTGCATCTTTTAAGATTTTTCGCTCTAGCCCTTTTCCTAAATCTTGATTTCCATGAACTGGTACTGTAATTCTTACGCCATCTTTGTATAAGTGATGATGTGAGCCTTCTTGTCTTCGTTCAATCCAACCATTATTTTTTAAGAGCTTTAGCATTTGCTTTCCGGTAAGTGGCATTCGCGACTACCTCCTTACATTTATTATTATATACGTATAAGCACGTATTGTCAAGTGGTTTATCTAGTTTTTAGCTTGTTTTCAAAAAAAGAACCTTTCTATAAAAATAGAATAAGGTTCTTTTTATTATTTTCTACTAATATTTATGTTAGTTATAATATTATTTAGTAATCCACGCACCCAAAAATCCAGCACCTAAAACGTGTTGCCAATACCAAATATCATCACGAGTAACGTATGGAGTGCCGTTATAATTTTGGTTAATTGTATCTAGCCCATTATTACCAGCTTTTATTCCCACATGTCCATATTCAGAATATAGCCAAAATACTATCGCTCCATTTGGTAATGAATCCCATATTTTTTTTGCATTATCATCATTACCTATATCTCCTTGCACGTGTTCCCAACCAGCAGGAAGATCATGTGAATATATGTCTTGCGCATTACCGTAACTTAATGCAGGAGCTAATGGATTGCCTGGAAGATAAAATTCTGATAAAGCTTTAATTAAGTCTACACATTGAGGACCTGCTCCTGGATGAGCCGCTGGATAGTTAAAAGTTTGGCCTAAATTATTTAATGCCCAATTATAAATACCATCCATATTCTTAGGAGGTTCATCGGGAGGATTGTTTGGCGGATTATCTGGTTTTGTTTCTGGTGGCGGAGAAGGTGGTTTGTTAGATGGTTGTTTACTTTCATCCATTAATTTTTTTAGAGATTCTATAAAATTATTCGTCATTTTAACAGTCATCAAATTGTTGTACGTTTTCATTACTTTAACACTCGAATTTGAATAAGTATTTTTACCGCCATCCATCATATAGACTTGTTTCTTCATAGCATCATCATATTTTTTTAGGAATTCATTTACTATGCTTTTAATCGCATCAGATAACCCTACATTATCATTTGGTATATCTTCTTTATCTGGCTTTTCAGGATTCTTGCTACCAGAACCTCCACCACCTGGAGAACCTTCACTAGGTTTTTCATTCCCAGTATTTCCCCAATACTTATTAACCAAAGGTTCAATTTCTGCGACTTCTTCCTGAGCTGTGTTATATCTAATAGTACCAGGGTTATACGCTGGCCTTTCCCAGTAGCCTATAAAAGCTTTTGTTAGAGCTACAGAATCATAACCAAGCTGGTTATATAAAAATTGGTCAAAATTCTCTATTTTAGGAGTAGGGTCTGGTAGTCCTGCCGCTCTAAACCACGATCCAGTTATATCCCATTGTTGCTTATAAGAAATCATAAAAGCTACTTGTCCATCAAAATCGCCCAATGTTATTTTGCCAGCAAATGGCGTCCATTGCCAAAGACCTCCTCCAGAAGCTCCATCATCCCAACCGTTCGCACCCAAAGGAGGGCCAGGATTAATAGCTCCTTCAATTGTCCATGGGTTTAAATAAGATTCATGAGCTGCATTAATTGCCAAAGCTATTGTTGTTTCTTTAGGTATGCCTGCCTTTTTACACGCTTGCACTAGCTTGTTTAGATAATCATATTGCTGATCATAATTTAATAGCGGCATATTTTCACCTCATTTTGTTTTTTTGGATATCTTGTTCCATAGGATTGCTAGTATTATTGTTATGCCAAAAACGCACACCATTTTCCAATTGTGCTTTTAGTTGCTCCATCAAAGCTACATCAACTCCGTGTATCTTGTAATTACCTCTAATTTGTAAAAAATTACAAATAGTCATACTTTCAATATCACTTATTTGTTTTCCATCTTCTTCAATTTCATATCCAAACATCTTGTAATATTTTTTTACTTTAGCAAATTCTTGTTCTGAAGGTGCAGAAAGTTTTATAGTAAGACCATTTATTTCATTAGCCATTTGAAAAGCAGTACCAGGACTTTGATTTGTTATTGTCGGTGCTTTTAATGCCATATCTGCGAACTCTGCTCGTTGATTTCTATAAAATTCGTATTCATTTTCGAATTTTGATAAAACTGATTGTGGTTTTAAATCGCTTAATAGATTTACAGCATTATAGAAACTTCCTTGTGTTCCTTGTAAATTACCCGATTGCATATTACCTAAAAGATTCCCAGAAGTAATATCTTTAACAGTTGAATTTATTCGGTTGGATGGCAATCTGTCCTCTGCTAATTGTCTACTGTATGCATTACTTGCTTTTGATAGTCGATAATTATCGATTAAAATAGGTAATTCTGTGAAATTGTCGTAAATGATTGCATCATTCAAAAATGAACCTTTATCAATCAGAATTTCACCTTTTGAATTTTTAACAGCTTTTTCTTTTTCCGTTGTTTTATAATTAATTGGGTAAAGTGCAATCTTATTCTCATAACCAATAGATGTTTTCGCTCTGAATTTAATGCCAGTGTTTTCATCTAAAAATGCGTTATCTAATAAAATCCTTTGACCATCCCAACTATAAATTTCTGCTGTTGTGTATCCTGTTCTTAACAAATGTTTTTCCTCATTATGGTCAATTCCATATATATTACATAATTCATTAATAGAATAGTTAATTCCATCAAGTTCTTTGTTAAGGGATTTCCCACCTTTCTTGAACGTTTTCAGGTTTTCATAATTAAATTCTTTTGCTTTAACAGTTACCAAATCTTCTAAGTTTATAAAATCGTCAGGTATCATCATGAGTAATTGAATGTTCTGCGTAATCCACGGATACGGAGCTAAAATTTTCATTAATCCATTAAAGTATTCATAATGAATCGCATAAAGATTTACTGGGCTAGTCATATTGTCATATTGATTTCCTTGTGATGTTTCCATTTTGGGCGCATCTACAGTTCCGAATTCTTTTGATAAATCAACTGAACTCTGAAAAACAACAAAGTAGGATTTAAACGACTTTAATTTAGTTTGAACATATGCTTTTGTTGTTGTATTTAATATATCTCCATTAGTTCTCAATAATGGTAAATATTTTATATAGTCTGATCGATTTAAATGCTCTCTAATAACATGGATATTTTTCAATGTATTCAATGTTTTACCTTGCGTAAACGTCATAACCACATCAATTATTAAATTCAATCTAGTAACTTTTTCATTAATGTATTGATAAGACATCACGAAAGCATAGTACCGTTTATTATCACGTGAAGATATAAAAGTACAATAGTTGACACCATCACATTTTGCATATTCAATCGGTGCTTTAATTTGCAGACGATCTCTCACAAAATTAAAACCCGTATCAAAATTTATTTTTTTAAAATGGTTTTCTTTAAGAAAATAATTGTCTCTATCCTCATCTGATTTAAAATGAATAGTATTTTGAAAATCATTAAGAGGAGTATTTTTAAATAATACAATTTCCGTTAAATGACGATCCATTAAGTTCACTTCCTTAATTTCCAATTTTTCCTTGACCTTTCCATACTCCATCTTTTCTAATACGTGACGTTCCTTTATTATCTTTTCCTGCATCTTCATAAGACATTTTAGGAATATCTTCCCACTTACTATTTTTTCGTTTTTTGAAGAATCCTGTTTCTTTATCTAAACTATTCCATTGATTATTTTTTCGAATCGCCCACGGTCTAAACTCTTCAAATGCTGATGCCAGCTTAAAGTATGCATACAATGGTGTGACCGCTGGTTCTCCATAAATCTCAATACGAATCCATACATCTTTACTTGTTGCAGTAAATGTATTAGATGTTTCTTTTTCATACGCTTTTGTATGCCAATTAGTATTACCATACAATGGTTCTCCGCCGTGATACATTGTTTTGAAATTCTCTTGAAATAAATTTTGATATTTTGCTTTTGCAGGATCAGTTGTTTGATCGTAACTAATTGCAGCTTTTATTATCCATTGATAATCCGCATTGGGACCACCTTGGTAAGAACTAACAAAATACTCTCCTGTCGTCACTGAAATTGCATATGCAACTAGAGATAATTTAAATCGATATGTGTCTTTTTTTACTGTTACAACACTTACTCCTTTTCCATATGGAGCAGGAGAACCAGGAGGGCGTCCTGGAAATTTATTCCAACCTGGCCCTCCTGCCATAATAACGTCCCCTTTTACTCCTGGATCGTGTTTCCAACTACCATAAACATTTTGCCATGCCATTTCTAAACACCGCCCATCAAGTCGTTATCTCTATTCTTACCTGTACGGATATAATGACTTTCATCTTGACCAAAGGCACTAATATTTCCTCCAGCAATCCCAGTATCTTTCTTAAAGTCACCTTCAAGGACCGTATCACCTGTTTGAACCCAAATACCAGACATGTTTTTCAAGTTATTTAAAACTTTTTCCATTGCTACATTATTTTGTTTCAGTTGGTTATTAATATTTTGGATATCTTTTTTCAATTGATTTGTAATATTTTCATATTTCTTATCAATATTATCGATTTTTTGATTAAGATTATTGGTAATCTTTTCATATTTTTTATCCAAGTTATTAATCGTTTCATAAATCTTGTTAATGATATCCAAAAACTTTTGATCAATCCCTTGATTCGGATTTTTTTCATAATCATCAGGTGCCGAATCATCTCTTACAGTGTAGTAGACATATGCCCACGGACTAATATATGTTGCTTTGGAGCGACCTCCTACTTTGGAATCAAAATCTTTATAATCAAAACGCATTAATCTTCTAAATTGGATTTCTGCATATTCGTCTTGGATAGTTAATTTAATTACTGTTTCATATTGATTTGCTGTTTTTTCATTAACCGTCCCTTTTGTTACCGAAATAATTGTATTTTTTTCTTCCAACTTTTTAAGCAACGGATGATTTTTATCTAATGGTAATCCATAATATTTATATGTTTTTAGAGGTGTATCTGAGAATGTTTCCTCGAAATCCTTAGCATTATAAGTTTTCTTTGTTCCTGCTAAAGAAAGATAGTCGAACTTACCAGCAACTGAAGGATTTAATTTTTCACTCGTTGTTGGTATAGACTGTTCTTGCCAACGTCCTGCCTTATTACGAATCATCCCATTTGTTGTAATCATTTGTTGCACCACACGCTCAAAAATGCGCATGTACGGCTTTTTATTTTCCATTAAGCTTAATACCTTCAAACGTTGCCAGAACGTTCTTAGGTTGCCTTCTGGTATAAATTCAGAGTTTTCTAAAACAATTTGTACACCCGCTTTTGAAAACTCCGTATCTTCTAATAGTAAAGCTGGTGCATCAATAAAATTTTTAATACGGTCCGTAACGTTATATGAAAAATATCCTTGATATTCAATCAGTGATTCATTGTTATATAAATCTTTTAGCACTACATCTTTGAAATATTTATCTAAATTTTTAGAGATAATACTATTATCAAATTTTCGAGGATTTAATTCATAAACACTTAATGTATAAGGTGTTTCTTTCATTTTTGAAGATAGAATAAAGCAACTCAACAATGACTTGTCTCCTTCTAACTCTTCTTGATTGATATAGTCTTGATACATATTCGCAGGCGTAATTCCCAAAATATTCTCATGAGTAAACTTAATTTCTTTTGGTGTTTCCCATGTATCATACATTTCCACCCCATCAAAACAAGGCTCAAAGCAAAGGCCTTTCATTACATCAGGCTCTCTTGTTTCTACGCCTTTATACGTAACTGCCCAAATGGTACTTTTCCCTTCAATGACATCATTAATTGGATCAAAAATATCTTGATTTGCTACAGGAATTTGGTACAATAGCTTTTCGTTTCCTGTTTCTAAGTCATATTCATAAACTTTATAATCCAGTGTCATATAATGTAACAAATTACGCTTTGTGGGCACTCGTTTAAATACGTTGACAATCCAGTATGCCTCATAATTAATATTTAATTTTTCAAAATTCAGTGTTCCTTGTTTACCTCTTGTAATTGTATTTTTATTAAATCGTGCTCGTTTAATTTCGCCTTCAAAAATATAAAAGACTTCTTTGTCCCCATCCATTTTGTTTCCTGATCGGTTAATAATCCATACACGATTTACTTTGCTAGGAATATTTGTTACTCCAAATTCATAATTTAATACATTTCCTCCATCTCGTTCAGATACATTAATTGTCCATGTTGTAAGATTCCCTTCACAACCTGCTTCTGAACTAGTTTGTTTTGTTTTGGTTGCTTCAATAAATCCATGTTCTGTCCGAAAAGCGTAACAAAATACAGACTCTTCTTTTTTAGTTGTGCTTGATTGTGTTGTTACCAAGGAAACTCGTTCATTATTACCTGTTACAATCAAATCAAATAAATCATATTCTTGAATAACTTCAGGTAATTGACTTGCTAATTCAAATTGAATAATAATGTTTAAATCAGCTAAATCTTTTTGTAATTTTTGTAGTTCTTCATTCATTCCACCAGCCCAATCTGATAAATGGTGAATCATATGTTGAATCCAAGTAATTGATTCAGCATAAGTTAAGCCAGCCCCTGTAGGTTCAATTGGTGTATTTCCCCACCAATTTAGTTGGGGAAAATGATAATTGAATCGGTGAAGTAAACTGTGCAATTGCTTTTGTGTTTGCGGTGTTGGACTTTGTGCGCCTGATAGTTCACTTATTTTCTTTTTATTTTCTTCTGAAATTGACATAATTTTGCTCCCCTATCCTTGTTTTTGTCCTAAATCTCTAAACATTGATGCTACTGTACTATTCCACTGAACTTTGATATCTGTGCCAAAAGCAAGGTTCAATAAGTCAACCGCATGTTGGCGAGCATTAAAGTAAATGTCCCCCATTCCTTCAATAACATGATTGTTTGAACTTGCTTCTCTATCGATCATTCGTTCTTTCTTTTGCTCTGGATTATTGTAGATACCAAATAACGTCAGCATTTCATTAAATGTATTCCGATAGGCATTTTGTAGTGACGGTGTCCTATCTGTTACATTTAAATCTAGTTTTTCAATTTTATCTGTAATATCTGAACCCTCTTCTACCTCTAAAAACAAGTCACCTTTTTGAATTTTACTTTGTATAACTTGTCCGACTTGGCCGTTTTTTTTACCTTTCAAAATATATGGACTACGCATTTGCATAATATTCATTCGTTCTGTTGCTTTAATAGTTGCTAATTGCTTCGCATAGTGTTCGACAATATCATAATCAGTAGCATAAAAATCATTAAAGCTTTGCTTGTTATAAAAAACGACATAATCACCTTTTAAATTTCTGTTAGTAATAACCTTTTTACTTTGTAAAAAATTATTATTACCGTCAAAAAGACTAGGGATAACATTCCCATATAGGTTATATCCTAATTCGTCTGCTCTGCCTAAAATCACTAGGTCTCCTAATTCGTCTTTACCTACACAAACCCCTCCACCCATTTGACGGAGCATAGTTTCTAATTGGGCTGTATTTAACGTAGGAGGCATATTTTCATACTTAAATAAATTGATCAGCATATCTTTAATTTGTCTAATTAGTATAAATGTTTGTATTGCTTCGAATTGCACATAATTATTTCCCAGATTATCTCCAGTAGTTGTAGAACTAGTTCCGATCCCTTGTAGCAAGTCTCTTCTATTTCCTATCACGTTGTTGTATGAAGAGGCTAAACCTGTTTGGTATCCCCATGTATCTTCAAATAACTGGTTTTCCATAATATCTCTCCTAAAATAAAAGGCCGCTAATTTAAATTTAGCGGCCTTTTTTCTATATTTTTTCAGCCGTTTTACTTACTATTTTTCTTTTCGTCTGGTTTTGTATCGGCTT